AATCCGCACGGTCTCGGCGTCCGCCTTCGCCTTCTCGGCTTCCGCGTTGGCCTTGCGCACCGTCGCGCGGAGCGTCACTATGCCAACAACGGTCGCCAGAAGGGAGCCACCCAGTACGAAATTGAGAATTTCACTGAGTTCCATGAGATTACTTGTTTGGTGTCCTGTTTATGATTTTGCCCCGGCCTTCTTCGTTATCAGACCTATGAGCCATTGCACCAGTCCTGTGTCAGCGATTCCGTTTGCCACAAGCGAGGCACCAAAACCATACAGCAGGGCAATATACCATTCCACATCGGCCACAAATCCTGCGTCCAGCCACCACAACAGCATGGCTGCCGCCAGGCCGACCATCCAGCTTACTATCTGCGTCACCAACCCTTCCATTTTCGGGAACAGGGCCTTGATGCCTTCCGTCAGCAACACCACGCAACCGACAAACCCGGCAAACGTAGCAATCATACCGTCATAGTCCGTGCCGGTAGAAATTTCACCCGTCTGGGCAAATGCGGCTGACACTAACCCAAGTATCAGCGCAAAAAACAAAATCAGCTTTTTCATTTTAGTCATTCATTTATTGATTTATACCTATTTCTTTCAGCCATGCCTGTACGTCAAACGAAGGACAGGCTTTCGCGGCCAATTGATTGTGCCCAACAACCGGGATGGAGGGGAAACGCCGGTGAAAGTCTTTCACATAGGCTTCCATCGCTTGCTTCTGCGCTGGTGTACGGGTGTCCTTGGGGGTCTTGCCGTCAGCGGCAACGCCGCCGACGTACACAACGTGCCGGGATGTGGAGTTGTACCCTTTTGCCCCGTTGGTAATCTCCCAGGGATCCACCTGTGCGTCCTCGTTGTTGTCCACCAGGCGTTCCACCTTTCCGTCCAGGTGTATTATGTCGGTGTAGCCGACCTGCTTCCACCCGCGGCCACCCTTGCTCACCGGGTCGGTGTGCCAGTGGCGGATGTCCGCCGCGCTCACTTCGCGACCTTCAGGAGTGGCCGTGCAGTGCAATACCAAACGTTTCAACTGTGCCATACGTTATTCCCCCTGTTTGGCTTGCGTAATGGTCACTTTGGCCGTCTTGCCGCTGTCAGAATTCAACGTAATGGTCAGGGTACCGCTTTTTTCACTTCCGGTGTCATTAGCTTCCGCCGAGATGGTCACGCCAGTTTCCGTTTCTTCAACGTCAAATCCGGACGGGGCCGCTCCCACGGTATATTCACCGCTGGCCGTTATGGTCACATCCTTGCTTCCACCCTCCGCCGGAATGGTCACCGTATTCGGGTCGGCCGAAATCGTCTTGGCCGCCGGCTTGAAGACGGGAGTGTCACGGCTGTCCAGTACCACCATTTCCTCGCCGAAAGCGATGTTGGTGTCCGCCTTCATCAGCATCTTGAAGAAATACAGCTCGCTGGCGTTTGAAATCTTGTCTATCTGGATGACGTTCTCGTCGTCCTGCAGGTTGACGGCGGCGAAGAGGTTGCCGTCGGAATCGGGCGAGCACAGAGTGGCCACAATCAGATCGTCAGGCCATGCGGCCAACGTCTCGATGGTAATTCCCTTGTAACGGCGTGCGTTCACGTCTGTTTCGCTTGCATTCTTGGCCTCGCGCTCGGTCAGTTCGTCATCGTACTTGTCGAAATCGTCAACGCTCATGATGATGCGCAGGTTCGGATTGTTGCGGATGGCCTTGGGTATGGCGCTTCGCACAGCTTTCAGTTTGCCCAGCATGGTTTCTTCCTCGCTGTCCACGATGATGAGTTCCGTGTCCTTGGTCATCTGGGTGAGGATGCCGTTGAACAGGTGGTCATCGTCATCGCCGTACTCCCCGTTGATGTAATGGTCGCCCAGCTCGAACTGCACCTGCTTGGCAAGCTCGGCCAGGAGTGCGTTCTGGGCTTCAGGGGGCAATTCGGCAAACACAAGGTTACCCTTGGGCTGCCATTTGCGCCAAATCTGCTCGAAGGCACGGGGATTGAATACCGTGAATGCCATGAAGTCTTTCGGGTCAAGGCTCTTCTCGTCGTAGTTGAAGTTGCCTTTCGAATCCTCCACGCCTGGATTCTCCTTGCGCTTCTGCAGCATCTTGCCGCTTCGCAGACGAGGCAGGCTGATTTTCTTCTCCACGCCGGGAATGACCATTATCAGCCCTTTCTCGACAATCTCGTTGCCGGTGGCGGCGAGCGTCAGAAGCTGCTCCAGTACCTCGCCGCTGTAATTGGTGTTCTTTACTACTATTGCCATGTCTTTTACTTGTTAAGTTTGTCCTTGATCTCTCGCATACGCTTGTTCCAGGGGCTCTCTCCGCCCGGTTCCACCTTGATGTCTTCCATGACCTTGCGCTTCGGTGTCAGTGAAGCCAATACCTTCTTGCCTTCTTCTGGGCTTGACTTCAGGATGTTCTCGTACATGGGACGTGTCTCGGCATTGATGCGCCCGTCGGCCTCGGCCGCGTCAAGCAAGGCTTTCCGTGCAGCCTCCTCGTCAGCGGCCGCCTTGTCCTCGAACTCCTTCACTCGCGCCTTCAGGGAGGCGTTTTCTTCTGCCAGACTGCCGGCACGACCCGCTTCCTGCGCATAGGCCTGGGCCTTGGCAATCACCTCTTCCTCGCTCTTACAGTCCTTGAACGAGGGATGCTTCCTAATTTCCTCAAGATTCATTTTGTCCTTGTTTTGTGGCTCAACGAGCCGGTTATTGAATAAAGTGTAGATCTGTTCCGGGGTACTGTCCTCCGGTACAGGCTCCGCATCATAGATGCCGTCAATAAAACCGAGGCGCAGGGCCTCGTCCGCGGTGAGCCAGTGGTCTTCGCCGTCAAAATAGGCCGCCTTCACTTCCTCCTTGGTCATGCCCAGGCGTGCCGCGTAGATGTCGCCCAGGCTGTCCTCCAGGCTCTCTATCTCCTCGATGCACTTCTGCATGTCCTTCTTGTTGCCGTAACAGCCACCGCTGACACTATGCAGCATCAGCCTTGCATACTTGCTCATCTCGACGGGCTTTCCGCACAAGGCTATCACGCTGGCCATGCTGGCCGCGATGCCGTCCACATAGATATGCACGTCCGCCTTGCTGTTCTTCAGCGCGTTGTAGATGGCGATGCCGCAATATACTTCGCCTCCGTTGCTGTTGATACGCACGTTGACGCGCCTGTTCACCTTTTCCGCCTCCATCAGTTCCTTTGCGACACGCCCGCTCTGCACGTCATAATAGTCGCCGATGTCACCATAGAGGAAGATGGTGCCCACGCCGTCGCTGTCCGTCTGTATGTTGAAAAACTTGCTCATTGTACTATTGTCATTACTGCGGTTTGCCCGCGATTCATGGTGCAAAAATGCAATAAATCAACGGAGTATGGAAACCGCGTTTTTATCATGCCGGACTATGGCGTTATGATAACGGCACAGGGCTTCATCATGCGGACGGCTTTTCGTAAAGCGGGCTTTTTGTAGCAATTTTGCACTATGAATCATAACTGAAAGACAGGAATATGGCAGCAGATTTGACCAACGCCCAGAAAAAGGAATGGGCAAAGACCTTATACCTGCGCGAGAACCTCACGCAGCAGGAAATAGCCGACCGCGTGGGAGTGTCGCGCGTGACAGTATCGAATTGGGTACGCGCCGGGAAGTGGGAAGAACAGAAGGCCGGACTCACACTTACAAGGCAGGAGCAGGTGGCCAACCTGTACAGGCAGGTGGCGGAGATCAACAGGGCCATCTCGGCACGCGCCGAAGGGGAGCGCTACCCTAATTCCAAGGAAGCGGACATACTCGGCAAACTGTCGGCATCCATCCGGAACATGGAGCAGGAAACGGGCATTGCCGACATCATCAGCGTGCTCACCGGCTTCATCGAATGGCTCCGACCGCTTGACCTTGACAAGGCAAAGGAACTGACAAGGCTGGCGGACGCATACATCAAGGACAAACTATAAACGTGGCGGCACATGAAACAGGCTGACAAAATAGCACTCCTGGACTGGGAGAAATTCAAGGAGGACATCGCAAGGGCTACACCCGTTGACAAGTCCATGTCCGCACAGGACAGGGAAAAGCACCGCCTGTACCTTGAACGCCACCCGGTGGAATGGATAAAGTTCTTTTTCCCTAACTACGCCAAGTATGAGTTCGCAGGGTTCCAGAAACGTGCCATACAGCGTATCCTCGCACATGACGAGTGGTTCGAGGTGCTGTCCTGGAGCCGTGAGCTTGCCAAGTCGACGGTCACCATGTTCATTGTCATGTACGTCACGCTGACCGGACGGAAAAAGAACGTCATCATGACGTCCAACAGCAAGGACAACGCGGTCAGGCTGCTGGCTCCCTACCGGGCCAACCTGGAAGCGAACGGGCGTATAGAAGCCTACTACGGGAAGCAGGAAACGCCCGGTTCATGGACGGAGGACGAGTTCATCACAAAGGGAGGCGTGGCCTTCAGGGCGCTCGGTGCAGGGCAGTCGCCGCGCGGTTCCCGCAATGAGGCCGTCCGTCCGGACGTGCTGCTCGTGGACGACTTCGACACGGACGAGGACACCAAGAACCCGGACATCATACAGAAACGATGGGACTGGTGGGAGAATGCGCTATATCCGACACGTTCCATCTCGGAGGCGACACTTATCATCTTCTGCGGCAACATCATCGCCAAGGACTGCTGCGTGGTACGGGCCGGAAGCATGGCCGACCATTGGGACATCGTGAACATACGCGACAGGAACGGGCATTCCACATGGCCGGAAAAGAACTCCGAGGAGCACATAGACCGCACGCTCGCCAAAATATCCACCAAGGCGGTGCAGGGGGAATACTTCAACAACCCGGTTTCCGTCGGCGAAGTCTTTGAGAACATCACCTACGGCAAAGTTCCTCCTTTGTCGAAGTTCAAGTTCCTGGTCGCATACGGCGACCCTGCACCGGGCGAAAGCAAAGGCAAGAAGGGCAAGTCTTTCAAGACGGTCTCCCTGCTCGGCAAGCTCGGAGGAAAGCTTTACGTCATAAAGACTTTCCTTGCCCAGGCATTGAACGCGGAATTCATCGGGTGGTATGTCAAGATGCTGGAATTCGTGAACGGGAAATCCACGGTATATTGCTACATGGAGAACAACAAGCTGCAAGACCCGTTCTTCCAGCAGGTGTTCAAGCCACTGGTGGCCAAAGTCTGCAAAGAGCACAAGATCGCGCTACACATTCGGGGCGACGAGGAGAAGAAGACCGACAAGGCCACGCGCATTGAGGCCAACCTGGAACCGCTCAACAGGGAAGGCAACCTCATCCTCAACGAAGCGGAAAAGGACAACCCACACATGAAAGAGCTGGAAGACCAGTTCAAGCTGTTCACGCTATCCCTGCGCTATCCGGCAGACGGCCCGGATGCCGTCGAGGGCGGCAACCGCATCATCGACGAACTGATGCGCAGGGCGGAACCGCCGGTGTTCAAGACACGGAAAGACCTGCGGGGGCGCAACAAACGCAGAATGTGATACATTCATTATTCACTCTTAATTCTTCATTACAACTATGAGCCAATTTGTAGAACTGACAGACTATGACGCAAGCATCCACCGCGATATTCTGGACGCGCTTGTAAGGGAGGACGAAACCATCGTCGAGGTGTGCGAGGACAGGGCCATCGCCGAAATGAGGTGTTACCTGTCTAAACGGTACGACTGCGACAAAATCTTTTCAGCCACCGGAACAAACCGGAACCAACTTGTGCTGATGATGGTCATCGACATTGCTGTCTACCACATCTTCTGCATCCACAACCCGCAGAAGCTCTCGCAGATACGGAAAGACCGATATGAGCGGGCCGTGGAATGGATGAAGGCGGTGGCCGCCGAGGAAATCTCCATCGAGGGGGCACCGCTGCTGCCGGAGGAGGAACGGGCCGGCAAATCCTCGTTCCGCATACAAAGCAATCCTAAAAGAGTAAACCACTGGTAAAGTTATGAACAAGAGAAAGAACAGAAACAAACGGGGAATTATCACCGTGGGAGGCAACCTCATGGCACCCGGACAGAAACGACCGAACGTCATCGTGCTCACGCAGCCCAAACGTTTCGGACTGGACATAGCGGACTACATGGCAGCCATACGGGCCGCCGAGAACGTGGATTTCTCGCGGCGTTACAAACTGTACGACCTGTATTCGGACATCCTTATGGACACGCACCTTTCCTGCGTGATGGAAAAGCGCAAGAATGCGGTGCTGTGCTCCGAAATAGAGTTCCAGAGGAACGGGAAACCGGACAAGGCGGTGAACGAGCAGATACGTTCCCCGTGGTTCAACAGGCTGGTGGGGGACATTATCGACGCCAAGTTCTGGGGCTTCACGCTCTGCCAGTTTTACAAGGAAGGGGAATGGGCGGACTACGACCTTATCCCGCGCAAGCATGTTGACCCCATAAAGAAGCTGATCCTCCGGCACCAGACGGACATGACAGGACTTCCCTGGGACAATTATACGGACTTGCTGTTTGTCGGCAGTCCTGACGACCTGGGGCTGCTGGCCAAGGCGGCACCGTGGGTCATCTACAAGCGGAACACCACGGGTGACTGGTCGCAGTTCTCCGAGGTGTTCGGCATGCCCATACAGGAGTATATCTACGACTCGGACGACGAGGAGTCCAGGCAAAGGGCGATGGAGGATGCAGCCAATGCCGGAAGCCTCGCACAGTTCTTCCACGCCAAGGACACGGAGTTCAAGCTGACGGAAGCCGGGAACAAGACAGGCTCTGCGGACGTGTACGAGCATCTTTGCGAACGGTGCAATAACGAGATTTCAAAGCTCGTGCTCGGCAATACGCTGACCACGGAGTCGTCGGAAAACGGCACGCAGGCACTTGGAACCGTACACAAGAAGGTGGAGGACAAGGTGGCACAGGCAGACAAAAGGTATGTCCTGGACGTACTCAACTATGACATGGCCGACATATTCGCACGCATCGGCATCAATACGGCCGGCGGCGAGTTCTGCTTCCCGGAGAAAAAGGACATCGACCCCACTTCAAAGACTAATATTCTCACACAGCTGAAAACGAGCTTCAACCTGCCGGTGTCGGACGATTACCTGTACGAGGAGTTCGGCATTGAAAAGCCTGCCAACTACGAGCAGATGAAGAAGGAGCAGGAGGATGAACGGGCAAGGAAGGAGGCCGCTGCTGCGCAAATCCGCAAGCAGGACGGCGATGACAAGAAGACGGACGGGGATGACGGCGGCGAGGAGCCGGAACCTACGCCCGCACAGAAAAAATCCTTCCGAAGCTGGCTGGCCGGTTTTTTCGGGAAAGCCCCGTCAGACGGCGGGGCAGCTTTAGACTGGTAGTCGATGAACTCTACGGGGCCAAGGACGGCGATGTCTCCACTGGCTTTGAATTTTCCTACGAAGTGCTCAGGCGTGCCCTCCTCAACATTTACAGCAAGGACTTCCACCCGGCCACGGATATTGAGGTCAACCTGTTCGGCGAGATATGGGCGAAGATGAACGAAGCGGCCCGGAAAGGGTTCAGGAAATCGAAAGCCGCAGACCCGGACGATGATTTCAGGGATGCCATACTTCGGAACAATGCCGTGTTCTCGGCATTCAAGGTACACCGGATGCAGAACGACATGGCACGTCTGCTGCTGGATTCGGACGGCAATCTAAAACCGTTCGAACAGTGGCGGAAAGAGGTTATGCCCATCGCATCCCACCAGGTGGGCACATGGTTGCGCACGGAATACGACACGGCGGTTATACGCGCCCACCAGGCGGCCGACTGGCGGCAGTTCGAGCGCGAGAAAGACATCCTGCCCAACTTGCGCTGGATGCCATCCACGTCCGTACATCCGGGTGCAGACCACAAGAGGTTCTGGGGAACAGTCCGCCCGATCGATGACTCCTTCTGGAGTGAGCACCGCCCAGGCGATAGGTGGAACTGCAAGTGCGGGCTGTCCTCGACGGATGACCCGGTAACATCGGTGCCGGATGCCACACCACAGGACAAGCCACAGCCCGGACTTGAAAACAATCCGGGTAAGGATGCCCAACTCTTTTCCGACAAGCATCCCTACCAGGCTGAAGCACACAAGGGAGCAAGGAAGGCTGTCGATAAGTTGACGGCACGCATTGATGAAATGATAGCAGAAATGCCGGACAATCTTACCGGCGAGGAAAAAATGGCCATCGCCAGGAATAATCTCGAGATTGAAAAGGCTCTCAAAATCACAAAAGGGAAGCCGATGGATGTGGATAAAGCCGACAAGCAAAATGCCAATCCGAAATTCACAGAAAAATTCATTCCTGACCCCAAAGGTGCTTACATGGACAGAAGGACGAAGGAGAGATTCAGCCTTAATCCCAATTACAATGAGCAATATAGCGTAAACTGCCAGACCTGCGCACCGGCCTATGCACTGCGGTTAAGAGGATTCGGTGTTACGGCGAAGGGGAAAACGCCCGGCTCAAAACTCGAATACTTGAGTAACGGACATGCTTTCGAGGTTTGGAAAAACATTGACGGAACACCAGCCAGTCATACCAGCATAAATGACTGGCTTTCAGATAAAGGATACAAAAAAATGACTTCAAAAAGATATATGGAGTTTTTTAATGAAGTCTGCAAGGATGAAGGAGTTTATGAGTTGAGTATCGGGTGGAAAAGCGGAGGTGGTCATGCAACCATTCTGCAACGGTTCAAAAACGGAGAACTCAAATATATAGAACCCCAGAAAGACAATTCGAAGGGATCAAAGGACGAGTGGAAAGATGTCAAATACTTATGTGACAACGGGGCTTCAAGCTCACACAGATGTAGGGGGATAATGAGAATAGACAACAAGCTATTCGACATCTCCTTCGTCAGTATCTTTGATAAATAAGTTGATAGTATCCAATGCTTCAAATCCGGTAATGGTGAAGACTGAGCCGTTTTCATATTGGAATACGAATGGGAAACCCGTACATGAATCTTCCGGGAACTTGAACACATAATAATCCGCTCCTTCATAGTTACCAAGGTACTCGAAGGAATCGCCGTATTGCTCAATAAGCTGACGGGCCTCGTTCTTTACTTGTTCCGGTATATTCATAACGCATAACAGGCATAAATGTATGCCTCGGTTGCAAAGTTACAAATTATTCTTGAATTACTGTTGATTATGGACATAAAAGATTTCGCGAAACTGATAGAGCGTAAACGCAAGGAACTGGATACGGCCATGCGGCGCAGGATGCCGGTCATAGCCGGGCGTATGGCCAAAGACCATTTCCAGGACAACTTCCGGCAGGGAGGGTTCGTCAACGGAGGACTGCACCCGTGGCCGAAAGCAAGGAGGCTGTCATCGGGTGGCACTGATGCCGCCAGCAAGTACGGCACGCTGCTTTCCGGACGCAACCACCTTTTCAGCTCCATCAAGTACATGCCATCCGACTACCGGGTCACCGTCGCCAACGAACTTGTATATGCCCCTATACACAACTGGGGCGGTATGGTATCCGTGAACGTGACAGACCGCATGAGGCGCTTTGCCTGGGCGAAGTTCTACAAGGCTTCAGGACGTGCAAGAAAAGCCGCCACAGGGCAAAAGAAAGGCCGAAAAGCGGGTAAAAAACAGCAAGCGGGTAAAAAACAGCAAGCGGCCAACCCGCAGGCTTCATTCTGGAAAGGGCTTGCGCTCACCAAAAAAAAGAAGCTGGCCATACATATCCCGCAAAGGCAGTTCCTGGGCGAAAGCAAGGAGCTGACCACAAAAATAAATGAGAGAATCGAAAAGGAAATCAGGAACATCTTAAACTCATAAAATTATGGAAGAGATTTTTATTGCCATCATGGAGCAGATCGCCCGTGAAATGCCGGAACTGTCACTCATCGACGAGGACTACGGCCAACTGGAAATGGGAGCGGAAGAAGACCACTATCCGGTCACGTTCCCCTGCGTGTTAATAGGGAACACGGATTCAAACTGGCAAGACCTCGGCTACGGGGCACAGAACAGCGAATCGCTCATCACCATCCGCCTTGCCATTGACTGTTACCATGACACCAGTTATGCCTCCGGCACCTACGACAAGGCCCGTGAACGCCAGCAAATGGCGAACAAGCTGTATAAAGCGCTGCAATGTCTGGAATGTTCAGAGAACGCATCGCCGCTTGTCAGGGAGAAAAGCCGCGACTATGCGTTGCCTGGTTATATCAAGGTCTTTGAAACCACCTTCTCGTTCACGCTGCATGACGAGTCGGCGATGGAATCATAGGACTGGGAACAGTTCAAGCTGGGCAGCCGTCAGCCGTGGCACCTTCACCTTGGGCAGGGGCTTGATGTTCCTGTCCTTCCCTTCACGGGACATGCGCCGGATGATGGCCATGATGCGCTCCTCTGATATGAAGAACTCGCGCTCCGACAATACGCGCAGCGCATCGTCGAAACGCAACCGCTGTACCTCTGTCCAATAGTAGTAACGTCGGCACAACGCTGCGTCACGTAGTTTTATCAGTTCTTTATCCCGGCCTTTTCCCATGACATAATTTCTTAATACAAAGATAGTTGATTTCGGACTATTTTATACACAAAAGCGCCGCAAATATGCAATTTGCGACGCTTCCCGTTTAAGAGGTCAACGGTTTTTCCCTACAGACGGCAGAAACTCGGCTCTATCCGCGTCCACACGCCGTTTTCAGGGTTGCGCTGGGAGAAGTAGTAGTTGGTGGCGTTCCGCTGCACCACGTTGGCCTCCTTGAACAGCCGCATGATGTCGGCATACTCCTCGTCGAACTTATCCTCCAGCTCATAGAGCTTGGAGATGCTCTTGTAGTCCAGATCACCCATCTTGTTGCGCTCCAGCAGCGTCATCGCCATCTGGTACATCGGATCGTCGGCCCCTTTCTCGCTGTTTTGCATGTAGCGTTTCAGGTAGTCGATCAAGCGTTCGGCAGCCATGTCGGCACGCTCGTCGAAACCTTTCACCTTGTTGCTTTTCACCTCCAACCGGAAATCACCGTCGGTGATGGTGTAGCTGCGCTGGTCATCACTCTTCACCTGCCCGTACTCCTTCATGACGGCCGTGAACCCTTCGGTTTCTTTCTCCAGCCAATCGCGGAAGCCTTTCACGTCGGTCACGAGTTCGGTCACCTTGGCTTTCACCTCGTGCATGAACTCGCCGCGCAGGGCTTCGTATGTTTCGCGGCGGGCAATGCGGTCGTCCTTCTCTTCCTGCTGCAGCTGTGCCAGCAGGGCTGCCCTCTGTTCCTTACTCATGGACTTTACGTCCACGCTCTGAATGTTATGTTCCATTGTCTTTGCTTTTAGAGTTAAACATTGTATTCTTCTTCGTAGTCCTGCACTTCCATTTCCGGTGGTGCAGACAAAATTTCATGCCTCCCGTATGCCCAGTCGGCCAACTCGCCGAAAAACTCGGCCTGTTCGTCCCATTCATATCCCTCGGTAGCTTCCGTTACCTGTTGCTGCACGAGCTTCAATGTCTGTCTTAGTTCCTGTTTCATATTAATCAGTTTTTATCGGTTTCTCTTTTACGTCTGATGGCACGCAGTTTCTTCAGCAGCAGGTACAACTCGTTCCCGTCCAGTTCCCGGAACACCTTTCCGGCAATCCGCTTGTCCCGGCAGAACCCGTCGACCTTGTTCCAGTCTGCCGTATCTATGCCGAGCAGCTGCATCTGGTGAAGTACTGCGCTCCGCTTTTTCCTCATTTCCCGGCGGTACTTCTCGCGCCGTTCATCATATCCGGCCACACGCTGCATCTCGTCGCACATGGAGCGGTACTCGCATTCATCCATGAGGTGCAGGTGCGACGTGCGCCCATTCGTGAACTGGTAGACCAGCGTTTCCTTATCCGCTCCGGGTAGTTTGTCCAGCAAGGCATAGAACCTCGCATAATTACGCTCCGCTTCCATACCTCAAACATTTAGCGTGACTTCAAACAATACCTTTATACCGCATGAACTGGCCACGTCAAGCTCCAGCTTAGCTCCCTTGCTCAGTTCCCAGTCCTTCAGCATATAGATATAATCACATTCGAGCAGCAGGGCGATGTCTGCCCTCATGTGTTCCCTCCAGTGTGCTTCTTCCGGCAGACCGTTCTTGAACGGGTTGACCGGTTCGAAGCCCATACGTTTCAATACTTTCTCCGCATCGGCAAACGCAGCCTTGCGCTCGCCCAGGTCATAGTGCGCTATGGCGCCGCTGATGTAAACCTTCTTATTCATTCTCCTTTGATTTTTGGTATTCCAGATGCCTTCTGTAACGTTCGGGTACCACCACCTCGTAATTGCACTGGCGGCAGCACTCCCCGCTTTCTTTTATCGGATATGGATTGTAACCGTATCCGGTAAACTTCATGCCGCAGATGCAGCATGTCTTTTCTTCGTCTTTTTGTTCCATAGTCACAAATCTTTTATGTTTACCTTGCACGACGGATGCCATACCTGTATGTTCCTGGCAAACATCACGTCCCGTGTTTCTATCACTATATGTCCCCAGGTCTTTGCCTTCCGCAGCCGGAGGTCGCTTTCAATATTACGTTCCGCCCAATCCCTTGCCACTTCGGCCGCTTCGTCCTTGGGAAGAAGCAACTGGTACAGCTTATTCTCCCATTCCATCATCCTGTATTTTATCTTCTGTTAATGCCTTGGAGGCTCCCTCCTCCCATATCACGTATGGCTCGCCGGGGTGTTCCATGAAACGGCTCTTGCACCATGCCTTGAAGCAGCTCACCATGATTTTCACGTCCGCGTCGTATTCCACCTTCCGAGCCGTCCTGCCTGCCGGGTGCATGCCCTCGGCATGGCTGATGAAGATGAACAGCTTTTTTGGATGGCGCTCCTTGAAGGCTTTGTATTCAGGATAGCTCAGGCCGCTGTACTGGAAGCTGTCTATGATCACCACGCCGGGGCTGCCCCTGCGTTTCAGGCGTTCCTCCAGCTGCTCCATCGACTCGCGGTCGAGGATGACAAGCCGTTTGCGTACTTCGTCCATCTTGTGCCGCTTCAGCGACATCTGGAAGGAAAGCCCGGTGCTTTCCTCCAGACTGTCGTATATCACCTTGCCGAACGAGCAGAGGTACTTGGCCAGCTGCATCACGAACGAGCTCTTACCGTTGCCGCTCGCACCCCAGACTATCCACACCCCATTCCTGGCCGGCCGCCCGATAGAGGCGAGCCACGGGCCGGTGAACTCGTAGCGCGGTATCTTCATGTTCAGCACCTCTTTGGGGCTGTATGCCCGTTTCAGCCTCATGCCTGTATCCTCCTCAGTTTCTCTATTTCCGTATATACCCTGCGGAGCCCTCCGCCGGTGGCGTTCACTATCCGGGCGATGTCCGAGCCTTCAGGCGCGTTCACCTTGGCCACGATGGCGGCCTGCGCCTTCAGGAACTTCTCGCGCTCCCTTGCGTCGTCGGGTGTCACCTTGCTGTACGTGTCGCCGTAGCGGCTCAACATTTCCGTGTAGCCTACCTTTTTGCCCTCGATGGCGCGGTTGATTTTCTCCTTCAGGCCGTCCGCGCCCATCATGTACCAGGCGCAGCAGCGTTCCGTGGCGTTCCACAGGGCCTTCAGTTCGAGGAAGGCTTCATATTGCAGGTCGCCGGCCTCGTCCAGCACGACAAGCGGCGTGTCTATCGTGCGCAGGTAGGCAACAAGGTCTTCGTACACGTCGGAGTAGCGTCCGTAACTGCCTACGCCGAACTCCTTGGCGATGTACCGTATCAGCTTCAGCTTGGTCTTCACCTGCGAGCAGTCCACGTACACGGCGTTCTTGTGCTGTTTCACGTAAGCCTTTGCCGTGAAGGTCTTGCCGATATTCGGCATATCGCACAGGATGGCGCTCAGGCCGCTGTCCTGGCACGCTTCCAGCTGCTTGCTGATGAACACGTAGGTCGGGGTCTTGGCCGCCGTCCACGGCATTTCCGTGCGCAACTGCACACCCAGCCTCCGGGCAATGCCCACCCAGTTGGCGTCGCTCACCTGCCTTTCGTAGTTCCCTTTCTTGATGGCGTTGTACACGCTCGCCGCTATGCCCAATGCTGTTGCGTGGCGGTTGTCACTGGGATAATTCTCACGGTCGGCGGCTATCGCCCCCGCAATCCGTTGTTTCACTTCGCTCGTTATTTCCATTTTGAATGCTGTTTTAATGTCTTTCCAATGTCGTTAAAGTTTAGCTACCGCGTCGGTTTCGTAATGTGTCACGTCCAGGTATGCGGAGTAGTCGTCCTCCCCGGTGTGTGGCTTCACCTCCACCGCCTCGGCCTTTATGTCCGTTATCTCTTTCGTTTCTTCCTTGTTGAGGATGCCGACCTTCTTTATCTTGCCGTCCTTCATCATCTTGTCGAACTTGGCCACGTATTTTGCTTGTTCGGTGTAGGCGGCCTTGTCGGCTTCGGTTTGTTCGGCCGTGGCCTCGTTGTAGCGCGTCACGGGCTTGCAGGTGGCGATATAACGTCCGTGCTGGTAGATGTACACCTCGTCGATGTTGCCGTCCTTGTCGGGCAGGTAATAGGCTTCCACCTTGTAGTTCCTCGGCTCCAGCTTTGCGATGATTTCAGGGTCGGGCAGGATGAAGTTCTTGTACTGCACCGAGAAGTAGCTGTTGTTGCGGATGGTGGTGTCGGTACGGAAGCCGATGTAGCGGTAAAGCACGGCTTTGTCCCAGGGTGCGAGGTTCGGGTTCTGACGGGCGCAGAGCACGTCCCAGCGTGTCATGCCAGGGTACTTCTTCTGGTTCGGGTGCAGCTGGCTGTTGTACTCGCCGATGGCGCGTATGTCGTCGGCCACAAGCTCGTCGTAGGTGTAACTCTTTACCTTGTAGGTGTTGTTCTTCTCGTCGTACACCTTCTCCTCTTTCGGGCGGTTGGCCTCCAGTTTGGCGTACCATCGCCCGATGCCCACCTGGGTGCGCTTTTCCACGCCGTACTTTTTCGCCCGGTTGAAGTGCTCGGCGCGTTTCTCGCGTGAGTTGCCGGGGTTGCACCAGCGTATCAGGGGAAACACCGTGCCGGCCTGCATCAGACCGTCGGCGAAGTCGCTGACCAGGTGGTGCTCCACCTCCAGCTCGGCAGGGATGTACATGCCGTTCCGGTCAAGGGTCTGGAACATGTTCCTCATGCAGTCAAGGAACAGCTCGGCGGTCTTCAGCCGGTTGTAGGCGTAGCCCACCACGGCACCGCTCACCACGTCGTAGGCATAGTAGGCTTTCACCCTATTGCCGTCCTTCATCGGTCGCGGCAGGTCGCGGTCGTCGAGTGAAATCTTGCTGAGCGACCATTCTCCCACGTGGCGCAGGTGGTACGGACGGTAGGCGTTGTTGAAGTCCCACTGGCTCATGTGCAGCTTGGCGCGCAGGGCCTTGTTTTTCGGGTTGTTCAGGTAAGCCGCCACCGTGGCAGGGCTCAGCACTATCGGGTTGCCGTCCTTATCCGTGAAGTCTGCCGGGTTAAGCAGTTCACCTGTTTCCGGGTCAAATAGTTCTTTGTCGCCCTCCACAAACATGTTGTATTGCTCCCATACCGTAGTGTTGAACGGCTGCTCCGGCTGCGCGTCTATGGCGAGCAGCAACCGCTCGATGCCGTAGGTCACCTTCCGGCGGTTCTGGTTCATGAACTTTCCGCTGATCAGGCTTTCGTAACCTTTCGTCCTGAAGTCGCTTACCTTGCGCTTGAAGCGGTTGGCACTCACCGGAAGCGTGTGCCCGAACTCTGCCTGGTAGTAACTGATGGCACCGGCCATTTCGCCCCAGTTCACCGGGCCGCCCTTCATCGCCTTTCGCATCAGGACGGTGTCCTCCATCACGGCCAGCACGGCTTCTATCACCGATGCGTTCACCGTGTACTCCTGTATGTGCTCCGGTGGCAGCGCGTCGCCATTCTCGAAACGGAAGGCGGTGTAGAACTCCCGTGCCTTCGCGTCGATGCGGAAGTGGCTGCCGAACCAGTTCTTAAGAATGTCCTCTTTCATATCTCCGTATTTTTCCTTGATTTTTTCCTGAAAGCGTAAGGGCAACGTGGCTATTTCCACCAATGCGTAACCTCCCAAACCTCTTCCTGAGCGTACCACGTTGATTTTGCCATTTGCCGACAGCTTCTTGTAGTTGGAATCCGACATGACGGGATTCGGCTCACAAGTCAGGTCATGGTGTGATATGCACAATATCTTTCCGTAGTACTCCATCGTGTTCTCGTCTTTACAAGGCTGCTGCCATCTGCTCAACTTCGTACTGCAGCTGCATGAGGTCGGGTACGGTGATGCTCTTGTAGCTGTCCTTAAGTTGTCCGTCCACGTACACCGAAACATCTCCGGTTTCTTTATCCACCACAAGTTTCACTCTTGGCCCGAAAGTCTGGGTCATGGTCTTCTCGACTTCTTCATGCGTAGTTTCGCATTTCGGCATATAACCGTCAGTCAGCTTGCCGCCGCGTTTCAGGGCAAGCTGGCGAATCCGGCGTGCCTGGTCGCTGTCACGCTTGAAGTTCAAAGCCTGCCATACGGCCTGGCGCGAACACTTGAAAGCCTTCATCAGGAAGGTCTTTGTTTCGTTGTCTGTCAAAATCTGCTTTCTCATTTCTTCTCCTTTTTAAGTTCTCCGTATATTACTTCCAACAGTTCCTCACACACGCACGACAAGTTCTCTATCACCCGTAAGGCATCCGAGTCGTCTTGTTCCGCTACTGTCATGAGGCTTCTGCCCAGCGTCATTGCCTGGTCAGCGATGTTCTGCGTGTGGGTCACGCAGCCAATCAGGGTGCGCAGTTTCTGCTTGAACTGCTCCTCTTGCCTTGTTTTGTCAAATGTCTTTGCCATAATTCTCATTTTTGATTGTCACACATGGTGGAGCGCGGGGAGTCGAACCCCGGCGGCTTTCGACGCGTTCATGCTTTCGCTTTCGATTTACCAACTTTCCGGCCGCGCTGTCCGAGCCGCTCCTTGCCCGTCTTTCCGGGCTGCCAGTTATCCGGCAATCTTCTTACCGCATCTGTCTTTTGTTTGCCTTACGCAGGCATGTCCATAATCATCCTGCCTTGACATTCCACGTATGACCATTCCACCTCCCCTGATTGTCCAGTCGCAATCGTATGGACAGCTTTCCACATAGCCCCTCACAATGTCCTTCACGTGTGTCAGCGTACATTTCTTGAACTCCCAGCGGCACACCCTGCCGTCCGTGGCCGTCAGCATAACCGCCCAGACATCGTCCCTGCACATCATCGTTTTCATTTTTCAGTACCTCCATTGTTTATACGTGCAAGCATCATCTTGAACTCTCGCACCACCTGCTGCTTTACCTCCCCGTCCAACAGGTGGGCCGTATTGAAGGAGGCGTTCGTGCTGTGGTTCTGCACCGACCCGCACAGCAAGTCGTCAGTAAATCCTTCCACCATGTGGTTCATCCAGCCGAGCGTTTCGCACAGACTATCATCATTCACCACCTTTTGAAGCTCACGGTATATCTTCAGCCGGAGCTGCACTTTGTACATATCCTCCGAATACCAGCAGAAGAAGTGTTCATAGTCCTCGTTCATGTCCTTGGTGTACTTGTCGGCTTCTTCCACGCAACGGTTTATCCGTGCCTTGACCTGGCTGGCAATCATGTCCAAGCATTCCTTTGCCTCGTTTTTCATTACTTCGTTCATATTCTTTAATTTCTAAAATTCGTTAATCTCGCGGCAATTTTGTATCTTTGACCGCTGTTTACTTCTTAAACACGCTGCAAATATACAGATTTTCTGAATTGCAACAAAGAAAAATACAGATTTTCTGAATTAAAAAATGCAATTATGGACAAAAACGCAATTAATGAGCGCTTTATAAAAGCGGTTTCTACGTTATTCAAAGACAAAGGACTTACCAAAGCTGGCATAGCAGAAAGCTTGGGTCTAAAGCCTTCTACATTTTCAGAAATTCTGAATAATAGAATGAAAGCCGGAACTGATACCATTGCTGCCTTATGCGATAAGTATAGTTTTTCGCCGTTTTGGATTTTAATGGGGCAAGGAACGATGCTTATTCCTGGTGAATTAAAGGGAAGGTCAAAGCCAAGCATGGCCTTAGCTTATTCCCCTGATAGAATTTCCGAATTATTAGAAAGTCAAAAAACTTCTCCATACCCGAAGCGAGAAAAAGCACATCGTGTTCCAGATAATAGCAATGAAGGCATTCCACTTATTCCTCTTAGCGCAATGGCAGGTGCATTCACAGGCGACACGTCCGTGATGGAGTACGAGTGCGAGCGATATGTCATTCCTGCGTTCAAGGGAGCCGACTTTCTTATTCAGGTCAAAGGTGATTCCATGCAGCCCACCTATTATTCAGGTGACCTTGTAGCTTGCCAGCGTGTTCCTCTTGATGATTTGTTCTTTCAGTGGAATAAGACATACGTACTCGACACCAAACAAGGGCCGCTCATCAAACGTATCATGCCGGGGTCTGACAGCAGTCACGTGCTTATTGTATCAGATAACGACAGCTATCCTCCATTCGAGCTATCGAAAAGCCAGTTCCACGGTGTCGCTCTCGTGCGCGGTCTTGTCCGCCTCGAATAACCGCACACTCGGCACAATACAGGCGCACGCACACCCTTTTTAAGGTCATCGGGGCATGAAAACTGACGGAAATCACTATTTATCAGGCATATCCAGCCATATATAATAAGGAGTGAGCGTAAAATAAGTGTCGTTTTTCCTCTCTGAAAACGTGGAAAAACGGCACTTGTTTGCATTTCGGTCTAAGTTTCCTACTTCGGGCGCACACTCAAAAAAGCGGAAAAGTAACCCCTAAGGTAACCCCTAACTTCACAAAAGGGTAACCCCTAACAGTAACCCCAAAGGTAACCCCTAATCGAAACGGACACAAAAAAAAGGAGGCATTGCGCCCCCTCATTCAGCATTCAAGGAAATAACGTCCGAAAGCCTATCTAACGGCGTTATTTTTTCGTTCTAATCACCAGCCTTTCTACCGCCCGAAATAAGCGTAGACTGCTTTATAATAGCCTTTTTCGTGCATACCGTGCCATTCCCGGACAACCCGGCATGAAGCAAGTAATTCTTTGTCGCTCCCACCTGTTCGGCCGTCAGAACCGTATAAACGGCCGAAATGGAGCTGAAATACCAGTCCTTTCGCCTCGATCCGTCTATGTTATGCAGTAAATGCACATGGATAACCTTTGCCATATCGTATGATTTTCATGTGCAAATATACCAAATAATTATTATTTGGAAGAAAATCAATGATACAAAATGAAGAAAAGCCACAAAAAACGGCCTTAAAGCCGTCGAACCCTCCGTATCTGGTATATGTCCACTGCATCCCTAATGGAACGGACACAGGCCACGAAACCCGCCCCAGAAGCCCAATTTAAGCAGTATCGGCACCTCGATGTAAAGTTATGGAGCCGGAATAGGCAATGATACCCATGAAATGTAAAGCCGATGTAAGCCAATGTAAAGCAGAAAAACCGCTTCGAATTACTTGCCCCTTTCAGACCTCCGTCCGTAACTGCCTATAAACAAACAACTTTCGTCGTTTTGCCCATCATCCTTGAAAAACCGCTTCGTTATACGCCCCATACTCGCGGGTTGGTGCGGTTCCGGCCATGAAAAAAGGAATCAGGCTTTCCGCTTCAGGTAAATGAAAATAGCCCACAGGATGGCCGCGATGCAGCACAGGCGGCCAATATATGCAAAGCAGTTGTCGTACCACCGCAGCCGCTTTCCGGCATGTACGGGCCGATGCACAACGACGCTGTCGGAGCGTACCACCACCAGTGTGTCGGTGCGCAGGCGGTAGCGAAAAACGGTGTCGGCCCGTGCCGACAGCCTGTATCGGGTTCGCTCAACATACTTGGTGACGGTGTCGCCCTTCTGCACTATGCTGATGCTGTCGCGGAAATAAACGCTGTCGCGCAGCGTTGCCGTTCTCATCGTGCTGTCATGACGGTGCGCGGCGGTGTGTGTCACATCATGCCGCGCCCGGTAGGCCTCATTCTTCGTAGTGGCACACCCCGCCATCAGCAGGGCGCACGCCATCAATGCCAACAGTCTCATAGGCTACAGCTCCGTTTGTACGTTGAAGCAGGGGCACGCCTTGCTTGAATACTCGTTGTGCCCGTGAACGCTTGCCCCCGGGTGCTCACGCCTCAGCCACTCCACCAAAGCGCGCAGAGCGGCCCTCTGCGCCTCCGTGCGGGTGTCCTTGGGCGTCTTCCCGTCGGCGGTCATGCCGCCCACGTAGCAAACGCCTATGCTGCCAGCGTTGTGCCCCTTGCAGTGGGCGCCTCTCTTGGCCACGTCGCGCCCCTTGTGTACGCTGCCGTCACGGCAGACCACGTAGTGGTAGCCTATGCCGTCAAAGCCGCGCGCCCTGTGCCACCTGTCAATGTCTGCCACGCTGAAGTCCTTGCCCTCGGGCGTGGCCGTGCAATGCACTATTATCTCGTTTATCTTACGCATAAGTTAAAGATTAAGAATTAAGAGTTAAGAACCCATGGATTGCTAATAGCCGTTTTGCGGGTCTCTGTGCGCGCAGTTCCTCACCAAGCACCTGTACCTGTGAAGCTGCAGCTCCAGTTGCGCCTTCTGGCGGGTCGCCTCGAGCACGTCGGCATTGAGCCTCCTCACCACCTCGTTCTGCTCCGCAAACCGCTGCTCCTTCTCCTTCAGTTGCGTCTGCAAGAACAGCATGGCGTCACGCAGCACGCCAAACTCAACGTTGTCGGCCTCGGCCTCTTCCTTGCGCCGGTTGGTCTTGCGGTTGAGCATGTACCTCACCGCCTCCCATCCGCCCACAGCCGTTATCGCCGAGGCGGCCATCTCCATTATCGTAGTCAGTTCCATGCAATGACATTTAAGTTGTTGCTATTGCCGATATCTTCGACATGTCCACCTTGTACCACTTGCCTGGCGAAGTGTTGTAGGCCACCTCGCGGTAGTAAACGGTGCCCATCACATACTTGTTGGCGGCCCTGACAACCTGCAGAACCGTGGCCGTGGCTACAGAAGGAGGGCCGAGCCTCACGACGGCCATGCCGAAATGGGTGCCCGACAAGCCCGCCGGGGCGTTTGCCACGTCGGCCCGCCGCCCGTAGTAATGCCCGGGCGTGACCATGGTGTTGAGGTCGGCCCCAGCCGGGAGCTCCAGCGACAGCAGCGCGGCGTTGACGCGCTGCTTGTCTTCCGCCGACATCAGGCCGGCCGCCGACGTGGTGGCCGTGGCTTTCGTGGCGAACATGCCCACGGTCTTCTTCCAAAGGTGCCTCACACCTTCCCTGTCCAAATACTTTCCCATGCCAAGAATTGAAAGCTAAGAGTTGAACGTTAAAGCTTGAAACTCAATATTTGGTGGCCTCATCAATGTCGGCCGTGGTCATTGCCTCGTCCCTCGTGTAGAAATTGCGGGTGAGGAACTGGTGCTCGTCATACCACGGGCTCCACTTACCTTGCGGGAACAAGGGTGTGTCCTTTGTGCCGTTGTTCATCATCCTGAACACGACACGGGGTTCATCACTGAACACCGCGGGCTGCATCCCGGGCCGCAAAGACGGAGGGAGGATTGACTTGTAACACCACGCGCCCTCAGCGCCTTCCTCCCATCCAGACAGCGGGAAATTTCCAACAAGCCTCTGTGCTACAAACTTGTTTTCATGTGTAATCCACATTTCAAGCATGCCAAGCACGCTGCCTTTGTACATCACCCGATATATCGAGGGCAGATAGCCCATATATATATATTGCATAATCTCAGGGTCGCTCATGGAATCCACGTCCTCAAGCTGTATTACGGGCACGGTGTCCGACTTCATGATGCCGTCCAGCTTTGCCTTGTCCTCCTTGCTCATCAGTCCGTTTGCAGCAGCCGTTGCCAGGCCGTAGCGAGTGTCTGTGGCGGGGATGCCCAGCTTGGTTATGTCTTCCTTGGTAACCAGCGTGGCCGCTATCACGTGGCCCTCGGCGTTGGTAGCAAACTTCCACAGGTTGGTGCCAACCCCCTTGCCCTTGGCCATGGCGTGGGCGTAGGCCGCCTTGCCCTTGTCGCCGGGATATGCCGTCGAGCTGGTCTCGCCCAGCGCCAGGCTCGCGCTAATCTCGGTCAGGCCGCTACCGCTCCAACGGTATGTCTTGTTGCTCAGCACGTCGACGTATATCTTTCCCGCCTCGGCCTTGCGCCCGTAAGAATTGCCATTTAACATGGCCCCCTCGTCGCTGTATTGCTCGGAGTCAGGGTAACCATCCAGGTTCCCCCAGTCAGTGTGGTAGGTCACCTTGCCGGCCTGGGTGGCCTTGGCAACGAAACTCCCCGTCGTCTTGTTGAACACCACCACGGCACCTGCGTTCAAGGTGAAGTTTGTCTCCACGGTCACGCCGCTCACCGTACCGGCAAACTCCAGCATGTCGTCCACAAAGCCCGGCAGTTGCGCCGCGGGCACCTTGCCTGAGCTGTCGAGCGAGGCCACGCCGCCGGGCAACCCCTTTTTAAGCCCGCCGATGGCCGCCTGCACAAAGGCAGTGGTGGCTATCTGCGTGGTGTCGGTGCCGGCCGTGGCCGTCGGTGCCTTGGGCGTGCCGGTGAGCGTGGGGCTGGCCGTCGGTGCCTTGGCGTCGAGGGCCGCCTGGAGGCCGTCTACGTTGCCTATCACGTGGTTGTGGCTGTCGTCGTTCACGCTAACCACACCGCCCGTTATCGTCACGTCGCCGCCGCTCTTCACGCCGCCGAGCGTCGAGCCGTTAGCGGCCGGCAGTGTGTACCTTGCCGCGTTGATGGCATCACGTTTGGCATTGTCTACCAATGCCTTGATTTTTCCCCAAAGGTGCTTTACACCTTCCTTGTCCAGATACTTTCCCATAACAAATAAATTAAAAGTAAAAATTAATAGTCAAGAGTTAAACGTTAATACTTAATACTTAAAACCTAATATTTGGTGGCCTCGTCTATCTCGGCGATGGTCAGGGCGCCGTCTTCGCCGGGGCCAAGCCGTGCCACAGGCGCGCCCACCAACCGCTCATCCTTCACGAACGGGAGAGTGGTGCCTGCGTCGGGCTCTGCCTGCGGAAGCCGCGCAATGTCTACCATACCGTCGGTAAGGGCTTTTATACGGCCCTCAACGTACACGCGAATCTCATCGTCAGTCATAAGCATTCCCCCATTGTCGTTTTATTTTTCATTTCTGATTTCTAATTTTTCATGCCTCCAGCCCGCACGTCACCATGCCCACGCCACGGCTCTCTCCCTTGTAACAGAGCCTCACGTCGAGCGTGTCGCCGTTGCCGAACGGAACGGCGGGGGCCGCGCCATGGGAGCCCCCCACGGTGGATGCCCCCGAGAATGTCACCACGCCCGACGCCCCCGAGGCTATCGCCACGGCCTCCTTTTGGGCTAAGGCCACCCACGCCGACTGCTCCGTGCGCGACTTCTGGATGTAGCAGCCCAGATGGCCGCCGGGGGTTAACGTCACCTGCGCCAGCTGCCTGTTGGTGACGCGCACCCCAACCTCATAGCGTATGTCGTAGCCGCCATCCATGCGGTTGGCAAAGTATGCCCTGCCGCCCGCCACGGCCATGGCAACGTCGGGCGTGGATTTCACGTATCCGTTGCCGTCGAGCCGCCAAACCACCTCGCCCAGGGCGTTGGTGCCCACAAGGTAGGGCTTGCCCTCGCCGTCGACGCCCATGGCCACGCTCGCCTTGCCGCCAGCCTTCAGGCTTCCCGCCACAAGGTTGCCGTCGGCGTCGACGGCCGCCGTGGCCTCGCCCCTGTTGTTCCTCACCATGAAGCTGTCGGCCGTCACGGTCAGCTTACGGTTGGCTATGTCGATGTCGGTGGCTTGCAGCCCTTTGGCCATGCCCCCAACGAGCATGGCTATGCCGTCGGCTGTCTGCGTGAGCCTCGTGCCCACCATCACGGCCACGTCGGGCACCACCTGTATGTCGGTCACGCGGCACTCGCCCCGCTCCAATGCCACCACGAGCTCTGACGGGGCACGGCGCAAGGCCACCCCGCCCCCGGGCAGTGCCACGCCCGCCACCACGGCAATGGTGCCGCCGTCGCCCGTCGCGCCGGTCACCTCCACAGTGTCGACGTCGTCGACTGACGCCGTGCACCCCATGCCCCGCGCCGACACCACGCGGCACTCGCCCGTGATGTCATCGCCGGTGCCGCGCACCACGTTGAGCGCCAGGACGCTCTCCGACAGCTCGAACACGCCCGGGGCGGTCTCCGTGGCCACAAGGCTCACCGGCGAGAGCCATGCCCTCACGGCGTTGTCGGCCCCGTCGCGTCTGGACGTGCCGTCCTTGCCCGGGGCCACCTGCTGCTCCCACCCGCCGCCGTGGCCGGGCTCACTCTCGGTGCCGCCCGTGGCCACGCACAGCCACAGGCCGCCCGCGTGGCCCACCTGGTCGTAGTAGGAGTAACGGATGCCCGCCTGCCACGCGCCACGGTGGCACGGCACGCGCACCGCCCCGCCGTCGGTCTCTATCTCGAAGCGGCGCGCATGGAACATGTTGCCCGAGCGAGGCGACATCGACGTCATGCAGCGGCCCGTGAGGCTGTAGGGCCCGGGGCCGTCTGAGCGGCCCACGCCGGCATACTCCTCTATCGAGGGGGCGCGTTCGCCCACGGCAGAAAGCAGTATCAGGTGCTGCCGCCCGGGGTCGGTCTGGCTGCCCTGCTGCACTATCTCGTCGCCCGCCATGGGCGCGTCGTTGGCGTCGGCGTGCCATTTCATGCCGTCGGCGTCGCCCCCGTCGAAGGTGGTGTCGTAGCCCACGCACTCCACCGCCCCGCCGTCGGCGCCGGCCAGCGTCACCGCCCTCTCGTTGGACAGCTCCACCCAGTCGTATTCGCGCCCGTCGTCAAGCGTCTCCGTGCCCACGGCCGTCACCAGCCGCCAGTAGTAGCGGTTGCCCGTGCGCGGCGCGCGCCAGCCCAGCGGCGTGCCGTCGGCGTCGATGCCGCGCGTGCCGTCGCCCAGCAGCAGCCCCTTGAGGAAGGTTATCACGCCCTCGGCCGCGTCGTCGGCCTTGCTGCTGAGGAACTCGCCGCGCACGGCGTGCAGTGCCTCGCCGGCCGCCAGCGCGGCTCGGCCCGCCTGTGCCGCCCCCGTGGGCGCAGCGCCGGTGGCCGCCCCCTTGGGCTTGATTATGGTCTTTACGTCTATCATTGGCTCATCGATTTCAGTTTCAGCCCGGCCGTGGCGCCCATCAGGTCGCGGTCTATGCCGAGCACATACATTTCGTTGCCTATGGCCGGGTGCACGTAGCGGTCGAACATCGAGGCCGTGCAGCCAGCGTCGTCCACCTCCTGCTCCAGCAGCAGGCGCGGCTCGCTGTTCTCCTCGTGGCACGCGTCTACATACAGCTGCTCGGGCTTGCCCTCGCGACCGGTGGCCACGTCGCGCAAGGTGGTGGCCCCCACGCCCGTGGCCGTGTCAACCGCCACCGAGAGCAGCGCGCCGTTTGCCACGCCCATCTCCTTGCACTCGCGGGCCGTCAGGGTCGAGTGTATGCGCAGCTCCACGTCGTCCTTGCGGTTTACAAATCCGCTCCGCGCCTCGCTCATGTACACTATGTCGCCGTCGGCGGTGGTGCCGCCGCGGGCGTCGCTCTCAACCCTTATCTCCAAGTCCTTAACCACTATGGCCGAAGTGTGGGCCAGCAGGCAAACGCTGCTCTCGGCCCACTCCGTGTGGTGCCAGAAGTCGGGTTCGCGGCTCACGCGCGTGTCCTTCCACATCGTGTTCACCGGGCCGAGTATGGTGAAGCGCACCGAGCCGTTGAGCCCGTCGGAGCGCCTCATGGGGATGCACGTGCCGCGCGCGTCGATGCCCAGGCTGAAGTTGTTGTCCTGCACGCTGAACTCCGACCCTATCAGCCTGTCGCCTATCTTCGGGTCGATGCCTATGGTGAACGACTGGCGGTAATACTCCTCGTCGCTGCTGCACGCCTCGCGCGGACGGTAGTCGCGCCACTCGAAGTCGCCCGGCCCACCTGTGCCGTCTTTCTCCACCAGGCACTTTCCGCCGATGGTGAGCATGCAGCACAGCACGCCCACCTTCGATATGTTGTCCTTGCTCTGCCCTATGGAGCTGTAGCGAAACTCGTAGAGCTTGCCGCAAGCCTCGTCGCACGGGTAGAAGCCGTTGGCGCCGCCCGGGTCGTAGGCGGGCTTGTCGGCCGGGGTCTCCGCAGCCCAGAAGCGGCGCGTGAAGTAAGAGCCGCCCACGGTCTTGCCCTTCCAGCGGGCTTTCCAGGCGTCGGGGTATGCAGGGCCCTGAGGGCTGAACTTGTCGATGCCCTCCTGCAGCGTGCCCCACTCGGGCACCGACCGCCAGGGCACCAGCGTCACCCGGCCCGTTATCACCATGTAGTTGGTCACGGCGTCGTCGGACGGAGAGAACGCGCCACCGCCCACGTTGCCCGCATACTCGGCCATGGGCACGCACGCCCGCAGCGCGCCCTCCATGTCTGCGGCCGCCCGGGCCTCGCCCGTGACGCCGGGGTTCGACAGCGGGGTGCTCAGCACCAGGCACGCCGACATGGAGGGCGACGTGGGCGAGTTGTCCTTGCCCGCCACGTCGACGGCGCACTGCCCTACCGACAGCAGCGCGGCCCCGGGCGCGCGGCCGAGCCGCTGGGCCACGCGCTCCTGGTGGCGGCCGTCGGCGGTGAGCCCCATCATGTCGGAGCGACCGCCGTCGTAGGTGTAGAAAGTCCAGGAGGGCGCGTCCATCGCCTGCACGTACCACTCCGTCACCTTGGCCGCGTCGTATTCAGTGCCCTTGCCCATGAGCATGGCGCGGAAGGCCGCGAGCGCCGTCGAGCCCTCGCCACCGCTCCTGTAGGTGGTCATGTACTTCTGGCGGCGGGGGTATGCGGGGGCCATCGCCTTGCTGTCGAGGGGGCTCTCCACCACGCGCCCGTCGCCGGTGGTCTTGCACGTGAGCAGCACATGGCTGAACACCTCGCCTATGCTCACCTGCGCCGACGTGCCCCACGCCGTGGCGGCGGTGATGGCGTGGGTGCGGTGGGTGGTGGCCAGCGGGCTGCCGCCGCCGAGGTCGTGCCATGCGATGGTGCGCTCGCCGCCGCCCGCCTTCAGCGTCTGCCACGAGAAGATGAGGAAGTCGGTGCCCTGCTGCACTATGTGCAGGTCGAGGTATCGCAGCGTCTCGCTTATTACTTCGTCCATGCCCCAGGCGTCGTCTTCGGTGTCGCCCAGAAACAGCAGCTCGCTCACCGCCAGCCGCGAGAGCACGCCCGCCCCTGTGTCGGAGCCCATGGCCCGGCTGCCGTCGTAGAGCAGGCGCACGCCCCCGCCCAAGCCCGCCGCGACGCCCCCGATGGCGGCCTTTATGACATGGGTGAAACTGCGCTGCCGCGCGGCCCGTTTCAGGGCCTCGAACGATACGTCTGGCGAGCCCGCGCCGCCGTAGCGGAAATACTGCAGGGCAGAGAGCGCGTCGATGCAGTTTATCTCCAGCGTGTCGAGGGCCTCGGCAAACGGCTGCGAGTAGGCCATGGGCTCTATGTAGCCCGCGAACACCGGGCGGCCATTGCTGCTCACCATGGCCACGGCGTCGAGGCACGACGCGCAGAACAGCGAGGGCACAAAGCTGCGTGAGAGCAGCCGTATGGTGCACGAGTGGCGCAGCAGCACGTCGTCGGTGCCGTTGGCCTCGGCCCTGATGGCCACCGGGGCCTCGGCGTCAAACCACAGCCCGGCCTCCTCGGTGCCTATCTCCATGTCGGCCGCGCCGCCGGTGCGGGTGGTTATCTCTACGGCCACCGTGTCGCCAAGCCGGTTGATGAAACTTCCGTGTATCTTCATCTGCATTTGCTTTTGGGGTTCAACTGTACTTGCGGCCGCTCTTTCCGGTCACCGTCTTCGTCTCATGAATCACCCGGACCATCTTGCGGGCGTCGAGGCCCAGGCTTACGTTGACATTCGTCACGGCGGGCTCAACGATGCTGGATATGTCGCCCATGGCGACCGTGGGGCGCGCCTCGGCCGATGGCAGGCACCTGAGGCTGCCGCTCACCAAGCCGAACAGGCGTGCCTGCTGGGTCTTGTTGAGTATCATCTCGCCGCTGTTCACGCGCACAAACTTCCTGTCGCCCGACGGCGAGCCGCCGCCCACTATGCCGCCCGTGGCAAAGGCCGTGGCCTGCCTCACGCTCGCTATCATGGCCGTGAGCTGCGCCAGGCCCGTGGCCGCAAAGGCCACCCACTCCCATGGGCTCGCCTTGCCCGCCGTAGAGGTGGCCTTGGCAAAGCCCAGCGCCATGGTGGCCACGGCCTGTGCCACCGTGCCCGCTATGTTGAGCTCGGGCATCTCAATGGCCCCGCCAAGCCCCGAGAGGGCCTGCCCCATTGAGCCTATGGCGGCGGTGGCGTCTTGCAGGCTCTTGCCGGCCTTGTCTGCGTCTTCGGTCATCACGCCTATCTCTATGGGCTTCATGACATTGTCGCCAAGTTTCTCAAGCGCGAGGTTTATCTCCGCTATGTCTGCAAGGGCCTTGTCCTTGCCTATCAGCCCTATCTCGTAGTCTTGCTGTATGCGGGTGGCGCGGGCCTGCGCGTTCTGGTAGCTCTGGCGGAGGTCGGCGGCGCTGCCCTTGGCTATGTACGACGGCTCTACATCGGCCCCGATGGTAAGCCGCCCGCGCGTGGCCTCATCTATGCGGGCCTGTATGTCGTCTGCCTTGGCCGACGCCTCAACCTTGGTCTCTACGGTCACGGCGTCGTCGAGCTCGCGCTGTGCGGCCCTGAGCTTGTCGAGCGCGGTGTCTGCCTCGGCCTTGTCGGGAGCCTCAACGCTTATGCTCACCTTCAAGTCGGCATATTCCTGCTCCGTGGCCTTGTAGTCGGCCTGCAGGGCCCTTGCCGTCTCTTCGTCGGCGGCGGCGCGCAGCTGCTTGCGCAATTCAGCCAGCCGCTGCTCGTACCAGTCCATGCTGCCCTCGACGGCCGGGGCGGCGGCTTTCTTTTGCGGCGTGGCCTTGGGGGTGGCGTGCCCGCCTGTGCCGGGGCGAACAGAGCTGCCTTTTACGGGAATTACTATTTGCCCGGCCTCCTTTGCACTGGCAGACATCTGGCTTTGCAAGTTTTTTATGACCGCGCTGTTGTCTTTTAGTTTTTGCACCGCCTTGTCTAAGTCGCTTGAACCTTTCTTTTCTTTGACCTCATGCTTTGCCAGAACCCTGTTGCCGTCGCGATCTACGCCCCATTCGTCTATAATTTCGGTTTCGCGCTTCCTGCTGTATCTCCGTTTGTTGCCCTTGTCGTCGTATATGATGGAGTGGTTCTCGGCCTCTTTCTCGGCTATCTGGTTGGCCAGTTGGCGCATCCTTGCCTCAATCACCATCTGGCGGCAATATGCCTCGCTGTTCTTTATGAGGGCTTCGTACCACTTGGAAACGCTGTCAAAGTAGCCCATCGTCTCGCCGTAGGTGTCGTTGAGCTCGCCGATGATTTTCTTCTCTTCCTTGGTGGTGTCCTTGCCGGTGTTCTTCATGGCGATAAGGTTCTTCAGCCTTTCCTTGTACAGTTCAAGCGAAGAAACCGCACCGGCGCGGGCCTCGCTCATTGCCCGCTCCATGTCTTCAAGCCGCTTGGCCGCCTCCTCCGCGTTGGCCATCTCGCGGTTGGCCGCCTTCATGCTCTCGGTGGCCTCATCGGTCTTGTCGGAGAATAGCGAAACGATGGCAGACACGGCCATCAGTGCAAGACCGACGCCCGACGCGGCCATGAGCCCCAATATGGCTGCGCGCATGGCCACGGCCTGGGTTGCCGCCAGCCGCGCGCTGAATGCCCACGCAATGTTTGCCTTTCGCCCATAGTGCAACTGCTTTGCCCACAGGAACTGCGCGGCGGCGGCAACTTTAGACGCGGCGGCATTGGCGTAGGTGGCAATGGTGGCGGTATGTATCTTTGAAGTGAACAAGACTAATGCCGCCTTGACTGACTTAATGCCGGTGATCATTGAGCCTATACCCATGAGAGCCATGCCAAACTCATTGACAGCGGCGATGGCGGGCTCTATGCTCTCAAACCAAGAGCCCACAACCTCTTTTATGTCGCCTATTGCGTTGGCCATCTGCTGAGCCTTGCCTGCATCGGTCTTGGCAAGCTCGGCGTTCATGTGGCCCACATTGTCTGTTATTACCTCCGCGAGCATGGCCGCGCGTTGGCTCTCGTTGCCGTATTTCAGCACCTGCTCCTGAGCCGCTGTGAACGTGATGCCCACACGGCGCAATGCCGACGCCTACCCCTGCATGGCCTTGCCCATGAGGTTGGCCACCGTCACGGCGTCCTCACCCGTGGCTTTCAGCCCCTTTTGCTGTGCCAGCAGGTCGTTCATTGCCGGGATAAGTGCCTCAAGGCTCGACCGTTGGCTGAGAAATGTTGCTATCTGCTGAGCACCGGCCAGCTGCACCTCGTCGCCTATCACGCCAAGCTCCTGCTGTGCGCTCGCAAGCTGCTTTATGGCGTCAATGTCTGCCTCCGACGCCTCCATGCGCTGCCGCATCACCGTGGCGAGTTTCGTTTCCACCTCCACCTGCACAGCGTTTGCCGCGGAGTATTCGCGCAAAACGCCCGAAAGCTGTTGCAAGCCACCAATGACGTTTTGTATAGATACGCTAACCTGAGAGTAGTTTATTATCGCATCTTTCAATTTGTCTGCACTACTCTTAGTGGCTTCTACAGCACACCTAATTTCTTCTATCGAAGTTGCAGCAGTGACCAGTTGCTCCTTGCCGTCGACGTTTAGCCGAACGTTAAATTTTATTTCTTTGCTCATACTTTTAACGATTTAATGCCACTTTTACGCATTTTATTTGTATATTTGCAAAAACCTAAACACTGCATTGACATGGAGAAGAACGAGATTACCAACAAGCCAAAGGAAATCAAGATTGAAATCAGCTGCGAGATTGTTGACGATGGCAAGACACCGAAGATTAAATATAAAAACAGATGGTTTGAGTTATTCTGGCTATCTTTTGTTGCGGGAATAGTTTTCCCTAATGACGTGATTGCCGTAATATTGATGGGCGTGGCAGGAATTTCGCTCGTCTACGCTGTTCCCAAAAGTCTGGACAGAGCCATTTTCCCCGATAAATACGAATAACTCCACCTCATCTTATCCTTCCCCCATTCTTCTCAGCATCTCCTCAAACCTTTCCTTGCTCTCGGCGGCAGTGGGCTGCGGATTGTTGGCCTTGCGCTCCTGTGGCTCATCGTCCCATGGTAGCCGCAACAGCTGTTGCGGCGTCAGTTTCTTTTTAAGGTGGGGCTGTATCATTATCGTGGTCATGAGGCGGGCGCGCTCCCAGCTGTCCTTGCGGTCGGCGTCGCGCTGACTGCTGTATGCCTCGTAGACATGGCCGAACTCCTCGGGCGTGAGCCTGCAAAAGTCATTGTAGGGCAGGCCGATGTTGCCAACGGCCACGCCCAACAATTCAAGTATGCCTAACTTTTTTTTTCACCGTCGCCGTCATCCCCGGGGGCGTTGGCCGCCGTGGCGTTCACAGCCTCAACCCAACCCCCGACGTCGTCGGGCGCAATGCTGTCGGCAAACTCCATCAGCGACATGGAGAACTCAACGCCGTCGGCCTTGCACGCCGACACGGTACAGCAATACAGGTAGGCGCACGCGTCGGACAGGCCGCCAGACATCTCGGTGACCTCCTTGCCCGTTTCGCGCTTGAAGCGGAGCATGGCGCCCATGGTCTGCCTGCATGGGGACGCCTTGCCGTTGACAACTATCTCTATATTTTTCATTATGTGCTTGTTTTGGTTTATTTGTTCATTCCATCATGCCTTGCCAATAGCGGAAGTGGAGGCGCCCACATACAGCCCCCCGCTTGCAAGCCCAGCCAACTATGCATCATATCAACCGACAGCATCCATTTGCCGAAAAACACATACGTTTTGAATGCAACATGCCTCTGACGCACAAGTAATGATATGCATTTTGATAATCAAAACAGACACATTCCCATTCATTTTTATTAACTTTGCACCTTAAACATATACATAAATAAATATGACCGAACTCAAAACAAAGACAAAACCAGAATCCATCCTGTTCATTTGCCTGGGGAATAAATAGAAAAATATAAATAATTTATATGTCGCTGAAATAAAGGAAGTTCAGATTTATTTCTTATCTTTGCAATGTAAACCAGATATAGATTTTACGCTATAAAATGTAAACCACAAGGTAAACTAAAAACAAGGATATGAAACGCAATCTGCCTACGATTTCAGCGATACTTTACGCTTCAAAGACGCTTGCCAACGGTGAGCATCCTATTATGCTGCGTGTCTGCTATAACGGCAAACGTAAGTATAAAAGTATGGGAATATCTTGCAAGCCTCAAGAATGGAGTGATGACAAGCAACGAGTGAAGGGCAAACGTGCAAACAGCCTTAACCCTATTATCACAAAGGAATTGGCCGATGCACAGAACTACGTTTTGTCTTTGGAAGGCAAAGAGGATTACTCTGCCTCAACGATAGTTGCCGATTTACAGAAAACAGCACCTACAAGGCTAACCCTATTTTCTTTGTTTGAAGAACGGATTGAGTTTTTCAAAGTGGAAAAAGGCAAGTACAATACTGCCACAGGATATAGGACTTTGCTTAACCGAATAAAAAAATACACTAACGGCAAAGATTTAGAGTTGTTTGAGGTGACAACAAATTGGCTTCGGTCGTTTGAAGAATATCTGCGCTGCCACTATGTAGACAATTCAATCCGAAAGTTTTTTGATTGTTTCCAAGCTATCTTCAACTATGCCATAACTAAGGAGTATATTAAAGAAACTCCGTTTACGACTTTTCAGTTTAGTAAGAAGCTGAATTGTCAAACAAGGAAACGAGCGTTGACATTGCAGGAGATAACTTCTTTGATGGTGTACTATCTTGAAAGATACGGTAAATTGGGGATAGAAAATAATGATGTGTACGGTGAGCTTGAAGAAAAGCAATATTGGGTTAATCAAAAGTTTAAATTAAGAGGGACAAATAAATTAACCCCTATCAATGCCGAACAATTTTCTCTCGCTTTATTCCTTTGCAGTTATCATTTTCAAGGAATGGCACTTATTGATCTTGCCAATTTGAAAAAGAAAGATATACATTTAATTCAAGTAACAGACAGAGATAAGTTTGTGAAAGATTCGGCAGAACATGACTACGATTATGCCATGTCTCATTTAAGAAAATTGTTATGCTATGAAATAAATATAACGAGGCATAAAACGACACATCCAACAAGAGTTATTGTAGATGCTCGTTATCTTATACCGTACTTAAATCCGTTTGGAAGTTATATTGATGATGGCGATGATTTGGATGAGGACGAATTAGAAGATTATTTGTTTCCGATTTTCGATAAAGACGATGATACGGAAGAAAAGAAATTTGGTCGTATGACCTATATGAATTATTTGGTAAACGTCAATCTAAAACGCATTGCCAAACGCTTAGGATTTGCAGAGGGAATAACTTTTTATTCTGCAAGACATAGTTACGCTTCGGCTCTTTATCATGCAAATGTGCCAATGGGTTTAATTGCACAAAATATGGGGCGCAATCCTGCTGAAATAGAAACCTATCTGAAAGAGTTTGACATAGAGAACATTTACAAGGCTAACGAGAAAGCACTAATAACAGGCCAAGAGGATTTCTTAAAGATTGCAGAGAAACAAAAACAAGAACGACGAAATAAGGCAAGAAAGGAATTGGAAGAAAAAGGAGACTTTGATAAATTGAAAATGCTTGAAGGGATTTGGCGATATATTGATGAACACTAAATTAAAAGAGAAAAATGCTCAAAAACCTTACATTTTAATGGAAAATGAATGTTTTTTGAGGCTCATTATCTATGAATAATATGTATTTTACTGCATATCAATTAGTTATGTAGATTTTAGATATTCACTTCTGATTGTTTTTGAATGTTTATGCTATGATATAAAAAGTGCAGTATAGTTCACTTTTACGATATGAAGAAAAGAAAAAGGTTGGCCGTTGCTGACCAACCTTAAATTTGGCAATATATCTTTTCTCAATAACTATCGGCCGCCCACTGTGGAAGTATAACAATAGCATCCAACTTCCCGTTTTTGACATCTTCCAATTTCAAATATTCATAATCTCCTTCAAGATGTGAATCTACGCTATCAAAACTACCCATCAATTTCACATTGGAAGGAAATCCCTCTATGTCGAAAGAAAGAAAATCTACTTCAGGGCCTGATTCATACCTTATTTTGGCATTATAGGTTTCAACCATTTCTTTTGCACTCAATCCCGTATGAATGCCATTGCTCATTTTCAACTTATCCGAATAAACTATTATCGTGTTGATTTTTGAACTGTAAATGTCGCACGAGTAATTTTGAACGTCAGGCTTTAACGCAACCATCAATTCATCGCCATTATATAGCAAGACGTATGGCTCACCTTCTGAAAGTTGGGCGAATTCGACTTCCGAGCGGTCAAAAAACTCATAAGTCTCATTCATTCCGTTTTCTGTAAAATCAGAACTTTTTGGATATAAAGAGGTTTGCGAACAATGGGTAAAAGGCAA